TGTGCCAGCACTCAATGTAATATTTCCGGGGTTGAACTCCATAGTAATAACATCAGCATCAATACTATCTATAAGGCCTTTAAATATTGTACAATCTACAATAATACCTGTAATATCATCTTCACCGGAGATTGTGCCAGAACCTGGAAGTGTTATCTCTGTCTTAATTCCGGTAGCTTCGACATTAAGCTTTAACTGAGACTCAGAACCAACAATTTGAATAAGACCACTACGATAGTAGAGCTTAGAAATGTTGGATTTAATGATACCTAAATTAGTAGCATTTTTAAGGGGTTTAGTACTTACGACAAATTTCATGTGATTTTATCTCCTTCGATTAGATTTGTAAGTCGTAGATAACTTTATTTTTTATGTGATTCAAGAAATCTTTTGATTCTAATCGATACTTATTGATATAATCACATATATAATCATTTAACGCATCTGACCATATGCCATTAACTCCAACAGCAGCATCTCCTTCAAGTTTACTACCGTCTTTATTAGGAATTATAGGTAATGTATATTCCATCTCAAATAGATGATACTGTAACCAACTTATTTTTGATGGAGATAATGTACTATCTAACGCATCTTCTGGTGAAGGTTCTTCATATTGACAAGGATAAGATAACCCATACCATCTATGAGTAGTAGTAACATCACAACTGATGGTGAAAGGAAAGAAACTACCAGCTTCACTCATAAGACGACTTAAGATCTGCTCACCTTTTTCATAATTATCAATTGGAATTTCAGCTATAAGCTCATCATGGACCGGAAGTAATACTCTACCGCCTAAAGCATTCCATTCTGGATCATTAAATACTTTAAGAATAGCTATTTTGGTAAGCTCTGCTGCGGACCCCTGAACGATGGAATTAACTGTTTTACGAGAAGCATCATTGATTTTCTTATTATTAACAATAACTTTAATATGCTCCTTTTCATCTAATTCCTTAATTCGCTTATAGACCTGACCCATATATTTATAGTTAGCAAATTCTTTCTGTAATTGCTTAACTATGCGTTCAGGTATTTCATTCTTATTTTTAAGAGTTTCCGGATCAAGCGGATCTATATCAGGATTAACATATTTTTTACCCGCATGAAATTCATATCTAGGTAATTGCATATCTGGGATATGTCTTCTTCTTCCGAGGATAGTTTCTACATATCCATATTTAGCAGCCTGGGATTGAGCATGTAACATAAAAGCCCTAAGATTAGGGAAAGCTGCAAGTACTGCGTCATATATTTTCTGAGCTGCCTTAGTTTTCTCATCTTCAGTCATATCCGTTCTAGTACCGAATACTTGCTCACCTAGGGATGGGATAGACATACCATAAGTAATACCAAGTACAACCTTTTTAGCATTACTTCTTCTCTCCTTACCTTCTGGCTGATTAGCACCAGTAATGGGATTAAATTCAAGACATTCCTCATAAGTAGAATTAAAAGATAGAGCAGCTATCGTAGCATAGATATCTTTACCATGCTTAAAGGCTTCGATCATCTTAGGGTCCTGAGAAACATATGCAGTTATTTTAGGTTCTTGTTGTGAGTAATCCGATGACATTAATACATATGCAGGAGTTTCATGTTTAATCTGATAGGAGGAAGTATTTAAATCTTCGACTATCTTAAAAGTTATGAGGTTGTTAGGTGCATTATTTTCAGTAGCAGCTACTATGCCTAATATATCCTTTTTAGCACATAATAACTTAACTTTATCACCAGATTTAAGATTATGTACCTTATATCTAGAGCCATCTTCCAGCCATACTGTATCATAATTACCTAATGTAACAGATACTGTATCACCTTCTAAAGTACAGTCAGTTACTTCCATCATAGCAGGAGTAGCTCTAAATTGATGTCTTATATCTAAAGCATGAGATGGGATATTTTGAACATTGGGATCGGCAGACGACATTCTACCAGTATCGGCCCCAATGGATTTGAAAGTAGAATGAACTCTATTATCTGGGCCTATAATTCCTGTCATTTTATCAATAAAGCCATTAATAAGTGTAGAAATACTTCTTACTTTGAGAATCTGATTAGCTATAGGGAGATTAAGTTCTTTAAGAACCTCCTTATCTGCAGCAGCTAAATCCAAATGCATGAATTGATTAAATAAATATTTAACCTGCGGAGGGCTAGCCTGATTAAAAGTATCACCTGTCTTAAATGGAGATTTTGTAATAGTAATAATATCGGCTTGATCAATAACTTCTTGAACCATTTCGGCTAATTTAGCGGATTCTTTATTATATTTATCATGATATCTCTTTTTAATTGCATTAAGAGAATCTATATCTAAGTAAATCCCAGTTCTATGCATCAAAGCACAAACTTTAATCATAGGGAATTCTATATTCCAAATGAGATCAGCTATTTTCTCCAAATGATGCTTCTGACATTTAGGGTTAGATTTAGTTACATAAGGTAACTGCCACGCAAAAAGCTCATATGTGATTTTAGCATCGTTAGCAGCATATAGTTTAGCTATATCTGGACGAGAATATGGAAAATACTTAGGTGAAAAGAAATCAGAAAACTTCTTAGGACTGCCCTGACCTTTATTGGGATATTTCCAATACAGAGTTTTCAAGTCATTTTTAGGCTCATTTTCTTTCAAACATCTCCAAGCTAAAATTACATCATAATAACAAATGTCAATCATATCGACCTTAAAATCTTTATAAATAAATGCTAAGTCGAAGTCGGCATTTGCAAATATCATCTTAGTTTTAGCTTCTACAAAAAGGTTTAATTCAGCTTCTGCATCTTCATAAGATATCTGTTCTTTATAAAATGTATCAACTAAAGTTCTATGCTTACACGGGATATAGCATTCAGTGCCGCCGGGGTAATATAGAGAAAATCCTACAATAGTATCATGAATTCTATCTGTACCTGTAGTCTCAGTATCAATCCCACAATACCCAGCTTCAATAGCTTTAAGTACATAATTATGCAATGCTTCCCGAGTAGTTATAAGAATAGCAGGACTGTCCTTGAAATACTCAAGAACAGCCTGCGTAGATTCATTAATTGAATTTTGAGTAGCTGTAATGCTCTTCGAAGCTTTTACAGGTTTTAAAGTTTTAGATTTAGCTGCGATAGCATTAATTTGATCTATCTGAGCTTGATTAAATAGATTAGCCATTCAAGCATAGCCTCCTAGATCTTACTCAGAATGTAGGTTCAGGATAATCGTCGGCAGATGCAGATACCCCAGAATCATCGTCATCGGAAGTATCAGTAGTAACTACTGAAGCAGTAACTACAGGGGCATTAACTGTAGGAGTGTTATCAGATACTAAAGAACTAGAATCCACAAAAGTATTAGGCATAGCAGAAACAAATCCAGCTCTCGGAGTTGCTACATAATCACCAAGAGAAGATCCGGAATTTACTGAAAGATATCTACTAAGCTCCTCAGATGTAACAGTTCTACAGATATTTTCATAATATGTAGCCGACTCTTCTGCAGGTGTTCTAGGCATAAACAGTGCACTAAACTCAGAGCAAATCTGATCATAAGATTTATGAGTATTCTTAAACTCGCCACGAATATCATATGTAGTATTTATATCACGAGGCTCGCCATGTCTGATAATTGTAAAAATAAACTCCGAGGGATTAGGAAAACTTCTAAATACAGATCTATCTAACTGCTGCTCAATAGCAGTAGTTCTATCCCAGAACTTAATTGTTCCATTATATTCTGGATGATTAGGGCAGTTAACTACGTAAAGAGGGATAAAAACTTTTCTAACCTGTAATTTAATGTTTTTAGCACATGCTGGACATCCCGCACCTATGCAGTGAACATAACCACTATAATCCTCAGATTTAATATAATGAGCATTAGTAGTAAGCATTTCTCGCTTACTGCGATACATAAAAATTACCTGAGCGGTATCACCATCATCTGTAAGCCTAAATAAATTCTTGTAACGATCATCATTAAATTCTTCAATTGATTTGAAACCCATGCAAAGGTCCTCCTTAAAAATAATTTTGATATATTTAAGTATTAGGTCCCTATGCTCTTGCAGTTTCGATATGTCAGAGATCTTTACTTATAAACTATAACGACGGAAAATCTCAGTATATTTAAATATATGTGAATGTAGTCATAATTGTGACAATGCCCCCCTTCATAAATAAAAGCCCTCGATTATGAGGGCTTTAGAGCCGAACTTTAGAAATTATAAGAATAATACAGCGGTGCAATTTTCTCACGAATCTGAGAAAGAATTATCGGATATTCCTCAGAGTCTACAGAAACATCTGCTAACGGATCAAGTTCACGCTGATTAGCAGTTTTACGAACCTTTGTAAGAGGTTCACCATTAACTAAGTGATTAACTACCTTCTCCGCCTTAGGTCCCATATTACTAATAATGGCCCAAAGAGCTTCACGATATTGAACAACTTCATATGGTTCATCTTCATGAGGGACCAAATCAAACAAATCCATAACATCATTATCAGAAGTAATAACCTCATTAGACATCTCGGATTCATATACACGAGTGTATTTAGGCTGTCTGACCATACAGATAAATGACCTTTTAGCCAAAGTATAGATATAACCCGGCTTATATCTCTTAGGAGCTTCTTTAATCTTATCGACATTTTTAACTAATGTCATAAGAAAATCTGAAACTATAGTTTCTGTATCACAAGGAGAATTATCGAACTTACTCCAGGCTAAAACTATCTCGGAATAAAAATTAATATAAAGTGCTGCGGCCTTCAGATCATCATCTAATGCATACCATGTATCAAAATCCATAGGAAATGATATTCCGGAAAATGCGGATTCTCTAAACATTTTCTTGGTTGCCTGGAACTGGAAATAATTAATAGCCATGATAGTGTCCTCCTATATGCTTGTGCATTTGATATCTGAGAGGTATTGATTACCTTAAGATAATTCTATTATACTATAAATTTTGTTTAATAACATATATATTTTGTCGATGTAACGAACATGTAACAATCTGAAACCTTAGTCCCGTAAAGCATATATTTGATCGATCTCTTCCTTAGTGCAGTCATTAGCATCTTTATTTTCTGGCATATGCATTGTCCATACAATTGCTACATCTGACAGAGCTTTCTTAAGTTTTTTAGTAGCACGCTGACCAGCAGTATCTCCATCTAAGCAAAGAACAAAAGTAGGTATTCCCGACCACCTAAGTTGTTGAATTTCATGATCAGTCCCAGTACCTAAAAGAGCTACGGCATTATATCCATACTTAACAAGAGTAAGTGCATTAAAGCAACTTTCACAGATAATAACTTCTTTAGCATTATTAGGAAGTTCATACAACCCATAAACTGACTTTTCAACTCCCTGAGGATAGTGAAATAATTTACCCTTTATAGATCGACGACAAATAAATAATGTTTCACCTTTAAGATTTTTAACCGGGAAAGTTATACATGGAGTAGGTTTCGCATCTTTTTTAGACGATTGAAGTATAAAATTAGGATCGAATCCAATATCATATTTTTCTATAATTTCATCAGTCAGCCCCCGTTGATACATGTAAGGAACTGTCTGTCTATATGTGGCAAGCTCAGATTCCGAAACTATATTATATTTAAATTCTTTAGTTATTGAAGAATTCATATAGCTTGGTAAAAATTTTGAATTATATATCTGTTGCTGATCGGCAGGTATCAAAGTTTCTACATCTGGATCATCGTACCCTGTAAAACCTGGAACATTTTCTTTAAGCCATTCAATCCCAGTAATATTAATATTTCGCTCCTTAAGAATTCTAGATAAAGTAGCTGGGAGAGGTTTGGCTAATCCACAAGAAAAACAATGACACCATCCAGCTGGAAGATGCTTACCATTACGAATAATATCATGAAGTAATACACCGCATGAAGGTTTTGATTCATATTTACCATCGTGAAGAACTGGACAATAGACTTGATAATAATCGCCAGAAATCTTATTTAATCTGATAAGATTCATATCTTCCATTTTATGTAATACTTCTTCTACATCCATAAAATCACCCTATTTGACTGGACCTTAGAATTCTACATCGTCAGCTTCATCTAAATCAATAATGCCCTTAAGATTCTCAGGTACTGGACCATTACTTGGAGTAATAATATCATTGGCTTCAGGTAAATTAATTACTGGATCTTCATCAGCACCTCCAGGAAGATATTGCATATTTCCCGTATTAAAATCTGCTGAATAGGATAATACATTATTTTCATTAAGAAACATTCTAGCCTTCTCAAGTCTAAACTCAAATACATGTTTATCAAATATCTGACGTAAAGCATAAATTTGAGTAGCTATCTGACCAATTGCATCCGATCCAGAAATATTATAGATAGTCGGAAACGGGATACCCTTCTCGTCCTTAGATTCTTTAGTATCTCTATTTGCCTGTACTGCAATAACTACTGCACACCCATATTTTTTACTAAGCTGAAAAAGATCATGACAGATATGAGCATATTTTTCGTGAGTACTGAAAGACTTTTTATCATCTGTCATGTAGGAAATACCATCTATAATGAGAAGCTTAATGTGATTCTTCATAACAAATGCTTCAAGATGTCTAGGAGATACTCCATCTGGCATATCTTTATCTTCTATGATAAATGCTCCAGTTTCTTCTGACGATACGGATGAAATATAATTTAAATATTGCTCATCATATTGACCTCGAAAAATATCGCTATTTTTATAATGACCTCTCCAAGTATCAAATCTTGTAGCAAGATATTCTGATTGCATCTCAGGGGAATAATATGCTACTGGAAAACCAGCTTTCTGAGCGGCTTCCATCATTCTAGTACATATCCAGGATTTACCTGTATTAGTTCTAGCTACTAATACTAATAACTCCTCGACTGTAGATAATCCCCCATAAGTTAATTTATCTATTTCTGGGAAGCCTGTAGGTATTCTTTCTTGCTTACTCCATTCAACAACCTGATCGGCACGCTTTTTAGCCTCAGAAATAATATTCATCGGCTGATTATCAGATAACATTCTAGCAGCTTCACTCTGCTCAGCTACATAATCCCAAATTTCGTCAATATTATCTGGACCTAATTCATTATTTTTAGTAAATGTTTCACGAAATATAATTAATTTCTTATTCTGCTTTAATTTATGTTTAAGATAATCTAAAGATTCATGAACTTCAAGTAATTCAAATTCTATCTTTTTACCATTATCATCATAAAAATCTTTAGACATAAAAGTAAATGGGTCAGGCACATTACCATATTTAGCTTTATGATCTAAAATATACTGAATTTGTGGCTTAAGAAGAGTATAGTAACTGGCATCAAAATTACATAATTCATTAACCACATTCTCGTCCTGAGATGTAAGTATTAATGAAACGACTTGTAATTCAATTGATTCTGCAAACATTTAACTTTATCTCACTGTTACAATAGTTTTATTTAATACTTCGTGCAATTTTGCGAAAAATTGCCCACTACCTACTAAAGCTGTAAGTTGCGGAGATATTATAATGGTAGTATATTCGGGCTTATCTCGCGATTGTAACAGTGTTAATAAAGTCTGGCACTGAAATTCCTTAAAGTTAACATAATCAATATTTGAGATTACTAATACCTTTGCATTAGATATCCAAATCTTCTGATAATCCAAATCATCTGAATTAGATTTAGCATTCCAGGATGAAGAAAGATTATCCAGATATTGAGATAACTTAAGGTTGTAAACTACAGTGTGCAATCTACTATTTTTCCAATTCTTACAAATTGCCGCGTATGTCATCAAATCTGAAGAAGTATTCGTATCATTACTAATAATAGTAACCAATTTACCTTCATAATTTTGAAGAATATTAGAATATTTATTAAGCAAATTTGTATTAGTATTGTATACCTTATTGTTCAAGGTAATATTATTCCTTTCCAATAAGTAATTAGCAGTAATAAGATCTGGACAAGACTGATCACAAACTGCTTTAATACAATTACCATTAAAAATACAATTATGCATCTTCGTTTATCCTCCTCAAGACAGGACTTCTTGATTGTTTAAACGAGATTCTACTACTCACACATGCTTTTGCAATATCGAGAGGGGTATAACCTCTTTTTTGATAATCCTCAGCCGGCATAAATAAAGTTAAATAAGGATTTAATGTACCAAACATCGGATACTTAAATTCTTTATGTCCAATATCCCGGTCAAGTAAATATTTACGAACTACATACTCCTTAATATATTCTGTAGTTGTAGGTATTTTCTTAGATATATCTAACGAATTCCAAACTTCTAATGTATCTACTAATTCACCATCTATTTCAATATAGGAATAAAAACCTCTAAAACCATTATTATCCGGCCAGGATTCATTATATCGAGCTAATTTATAGAAATGCGGATATTTAATAATATTATCTATGCATTGTTCTACAGTATAATTTTCAATCGGAAGAATTACACCTAAATCTTTATCGTAAGGTAATCCATTTTGAGGTATATACATAATACTTGCTCGGGTATGTAAAATCGTATTAGGAAATAAATTCATATAATCCTGATCCTGCATACGGTTTACGTCTGTAGTAATAGAAATATCTCTTTGAACTTTAGGTATCTCCGGAAGTGTAGTATAGATGGTTAATAGATCGGCACCGCATTTCTTCTGACACCAAATTTTAGATATATCGAATTGAGGAATTTCTGGAGCTTTAATGGATATATCAGTAAGTGGGGTAGGTGTACTAAACTTAGAACTAGAACTTAATACAGGTGTAACTTTAGCCTGTGATGAGATAGTTTCTGGCTCCACATAAGGTGTAAGAGTTTCTGGCTTAATCTCAAGCTCCGAGCTAAATGCAGAACTTACAATACTAATATCCCATTCAATTGCATCTATAGTAAGATAAATATCTCCTAAGCTTTCTTCTAATTCATCATCTGAAATGTCTGGAATATTAACAAACGGCATCGACTGGCTCCAATTATATGGTAAAGTAGTCGAGGTATAAGCAGCATATGTAAGAATATTAATTATTTTAACAGCCTTACGCTTATAATTAGTTGTACCGTCAAATGTATTCTTAACATACATAATAAATGACGAATACAGCGGATTTAATGTACTACGATATACTGAATTAATCCTATAGCTTTCAGAAATACTAGTAAATTTAATCTTATTGAAGGGTGTATATACTCTACTCATATCTTTGCACCCTCCACTTCTGTATCGATAGAAGTTCTAGTTAAACCTATCTGCTTAATATATTTTTCTCGTTTTGTAAATCTAGTCTTTATCATTTTATCCAAGTTCGGATTATTTTCTTTTGTAATATCAACGATAAAATTAGGATTCATTGGCACAATAGAATTGTCATCTAAAACCAAAGGAAGATATCCCTGCTCCATAAGTATATCATAAATGATAAGTGCGTCAAGAGTGTAATCATTCACATAAGAACTTTTTGATAGATTAGTAATTTCTTTAGGTACCGCATATTTATTTGAGAAATCCTCATTTGCATCATTGCACCATTTCATTAAAGTATCTATAAAAAATTGTGTCTGACCATTTGCATGATATTTGCCATACATTAAAATAATATAACAAATCCAATTAGGAAGTTGAGCAATATTATAAGCCTTATGATTAGTGGACATATGCAACATTCGAGTACTATACCAATAATTTATAAGTTTAGCACAATCATTAATTTCAGTATATCCATAATCTATATCTGTAGCATTAGCTAATACTTCTCCATAAATTTTAGCCATATATGCACAATTAATTTTAGATTTGTCAGGATCATTATTCGTGATCTGAGTTATATTACCAGAAGTAAGTTGATTGTAAGTATTCAAAAGATTTATGGATTCTTCTAATTTAGCTTTTATAGCAATTACATCGTCATCTACTTCAATATCTGTAAGCTCATTAAACTCATCATTACCAGAATCGCTGAGCAGATTACTAGTTAAGAACCTAATAATAAGATCAACACAGTCCATCAAAATATAGGCTAGATCCTTATAGCGGATAAGGGATTTTTTATATAACCTAGGTTTAGTAGCTAAGAGGTTTTGCAAATGCTTATGAACCTTATTAGCAGCTACTTCGGAGGATCTAATTTCTAGATATTTCTCTTGTCTCAATGTATAATCACCTCCAATAGCTAATGCAAATACCGGTATCGAAGCTACAAAATTTATAGGACTTCTACAGTAATGCCGTACTGTAAAATTATGAAAATTTTGTAACCCCGACACCGGCATCTGTCATCGTGTGAATTTATAGTATCACTGAATAAATCAAATTGAAATACCTCAGTCACAAAAATTTAAATTTCTTTTATTACAAATTTTAAACGCTAATTCACATAATTACAGGATAAGCACCCTGCGGAAGATAGTAAAATGGACCGAGCGTAACTAACCCTGGAAATTTGTAAGATACATCACTCTTAAAACTCACATAATCATTATGAGAATTGAAGAAAAAATAATGATTTGATGGTTCATAGATCTCATAATACAGATTATCATAGTAATCAATAGAGCCTGAACCCCAACCATATCGCTTAGCAGCGTAGTCCTTCAGATCATCAATAGACTCATCACTGATCTGATTATAACTGCAATAACCAAAAGTTTTAGTCATATGCTCCTCCTGGCTGAAAAGATTAAATGTACTAAAGGTTAAACATATGAACTAACGAATTCAGAAATTCGATAAAATTTAAATACATCTTCCCTTTATTTAAAATAATAAAAAGACAATCTTGGAATTTCTATCTATCTTAAGAATTTCTCAGGAATATTATGAATTCTTAAATAATTTGAGAATTCTCGGTATAATAAAAGAGTTATTTTAATAAAGGTATAAATTGATCTTTTTCTTTTAAATTAATATTTTATTTTAATAATCTAGAATGATTATTAATATTTATATTAATTAATTATTTTTAAATTTATATTTATTAATTTTCTAAGAATAATATTTATTAAGAATATTATCTGTTTTTATTATTTTATGGGTGAATTCTTAAATAATTGCAGAATTCATATTTACAAATCTTCCAGATTGCGCTATGATCGAACTTTGCTAGATTTATAAATTTACTTTAACTTTTACTGGAATTTACTGAACTTTCGTAAATTTAAAATTTACTCATGGCGGCGTTTTACAAGATAAAATACATTTTATATGAGTTAATGTAACAAGATTGTAATATTAGCAAATAGAAGAAATCAAAAAGTAATACAATAAATTGTTTACAAAGTATTCCAGTATGATAATATAAAATAGTATTGTAAATTAGATTTTATATCGAGAAAATCAATACTATCAATAGAGCAATAGCCTCAAGATCTGGAAAAATTCTTACAAATTCTATAAATTTAGATGTTGTTTGGAGGATATTGCTACTGACATGACCAATACATATCATTCTGATATACCAACTAAATTAGATAGAGCTTCCATGACTGAAAATGAATGGGTTAAAGCTAGAACTCAAGAATTATATGATATGCTCCCGCTTACTTCAGAAGAAGATAGAAAAGCTAGAACAGATATCAGAGATGAAGTAATAGAACTTAATTATAAATATTTCGCATATGTTGCTAAGAATAAATATATTGCCGATCCTAATGTTACATTCGAAGATAAATTACAAACTGCACTTTTAGTATTTTGTCAATTATGGTGGCAATATAAATTCACACCTAAATTTAGGGCAGATCTCTCATTTACAGTATTTTTTCAACCTAGACTTTCTGAATGTATGGGGAGAGAACTTAATCCCATAAAATATTCGCTTCGTAGATCTGTATGTATGAAAGCTGCTGCACAAGTAGGTAAACACTGGGGTAAACTTACTAAAGATGATATTAAAAATGTCAAATTAGAACCCAATGAAATGCGTATTCTTGAAGCTATATTTAATGGCCAATATAGTAAAGATATTGATCTTCCAGATAATAGAGCTCTTACTCGTGATACTATGTGTAGAGTCGATGCTGTAGAAGAAATTTATACTGAAATGTATGATGATTTAGAGGATCTTATTGTACATGAAATGATCGAAAAGGAAGAAAAACTTGACGATAACTATTTACTTAAGATGTCATGCATGTATGGGATCCCATTCGATGATTTAGTCAAAGCTAGACCTTTAGGCGAACAT